GTTTTGGACGTGCCTTTTCCTGCCACTTATCAGGCCTCCTGAGCCTCGCCCGTCATGCGAAGCACGACCTCGGGACTGACGACACCCGGCAGCCTCCACGCGGTGCCGAAGTTGTCCACCAGCTCGCGCGGCGACCACTTCGCATCTGGGGCGAGTTCTTCGATCGCGCTCTGCACCACCGCCCGGGCCGAGTTGAGAGCCTGGGCTTCCTCCTGCAGTTGCGCGGCCTTCGCGGGGCTCATGAGGCTGCCGTGTACCTTGGCCTGCACGTCGGGGGTGAGGCCCGAGAGTTCCAGGGGCATGCGGGCCACGGCCAGGCGGGCGCGCTCGCTCATGTTGACCAGCTTGGAGGGGATCGGCTTGTCCTGGCGGATCTGCTGCACCAGCGCCAGGTCGAGCAGCACGTCGGCCGCTTCTGCCTTGGGCAGAGGCACGGCGCTGTCTCGGTCGGCTTTGTGCTGGGCCTCCAGGGCTGCGATGCTCTTGGCCAGGGTCGCGATGTTGCCGAGTTGGCTGGACGCGGCCGAGTGGATGCGCGTCTTCTTGCCTTCGTCGGAGAGTTCGCGGTCCTGGCGGATGCTGCCGATCTTGCCGAGGTAGGAGGCCAGCATGCCCGGGATGGAGGTAACGCGCTCGGGGTCGATCGCCTTCAGGGCATCGATGACGACCCTCGACTGGGATTTGGCGATGCCTTGAGTGGTGATACGCGAGACCATGGCCAGGCGCAGGGTTTTCGATTGGTTGCTCATGTGTTGCCTTTCAGATATCGGCTGATGTGCGCCCGCCTTCTGGCCCGCGGGCGCGGTGGGCTGGTGCTACCCGAGTTCTCGGACAGCGCGACTCATGAAGCTGCGGAACTGCGCCAGCGTGATGCGGACCATGCCGGCCGGGGCCTGACCTGACCACCCGTATTCGAGGCGGCGGGCGTAGGGCAGGCTGTTGGAGATCCACAGCTCATCCTGGCCCGGGTTCATCAACTGGATTAGGCGCAGCCCGCGGTTGATGGCCTCGATGCCGCTGGGGTCCAGGCCCGTGACGGTCATCGTGGTGGGTCCGTAGCTCACGACCCAGTTGGCGCGAAAGCGGCCGGTGTCCACGGGGCTCTTCAGCACCACGCTGCGCAGCACCTCGGCGCCGACCTTGCGGATCACGGTGTCTGTGCGTGCCTTGGTGCGCTCGACGAAGCGGCCGATCTGCAGGGAGAAGTCACCTTGCATGCTGGTCACCCGTGAATGGACTTGAGGGCTTCGTCTTCCATCACACGGATGTCGGCGAAGTAGGCCTGCCAGTTGTCGCGCGGCACACTGGCCATTTCGAGCACGAAGGGAATCGCCGAGTAGTTGAGCCCGACCGGCCCCCTCGGGCCCATGAGCCATTGCCTGGCCAGCACAGCGAAGACCTGCACCGCGCCGTCGTTCTCGGGCCAGACTTCGATCAGGTCATCCGCCGCGAAGTCCTCCGGTGTCAGACCGACCGCTGCGAGTTGGGCCGGGTCTAGCGGTTCGGCAAACAAGGACTTCGCGGCGGCCCTCAGTTTCCCAAGCGCACCTGCGTCAGTTGCTCGATGTAGGCATTGAGGATGGCCCGCGCCGCACCGTGGTAATGGTCCAGCATGGCCTCGATGTTGTCGGGCGTGAACTCGGCGTCGACGTTCTCCCAGCCACTGACGATCTCGGCCACGGTGTCCGCGTCGGATCGGCTCTTCGCATCTTCCGAGGTCAGGAAGTGCGTGAGCTGGTCGCGCGTCTTGTGCTTGAAGGTGAGCGTGATGGGCGTGGGCTTGCCGCCAGGCGTGGGGATCTCGACTTTGGCGGTGAAGGTGGACGGGGCTTTGATGGTGAGCATGGTTTTCGAAGCGATGGTTGGTGGTGGGGAACGGTTGGGGGAACGAAGGCGCGCGACCTGCGCCGGCGCCGTGGGTTGGCGCGGCGGTGCGTGGTTGGTGGCGCTGCTGGTGGGGCATCTGGATTACTTCCAGAAGTCCTTCACCGACGTGAAGGTGATCGACTCGGGCGTGATCTCGCACAGCGTGAGGTCGCCCAGCCAGCCCATGCCGGGGTAGTGCCGTTCGGAATGCATGACTTGCAGCCTGGCGCTGGCGACCATTTCGCTGCGGGATGCACACGGCGGCACCTCACCCCATGCGTACTCCCAGGGCGACACGATGCCATCGGGCATTTCTCGCAACGTGACGGCACCGTCGTTGTCCACGTGGCAGTAGTGGGCGACCATCTCATTTCGTGACGGCGACCAGCCCACGAGCGAAACCTCTGTGGCAAGACGCAAGGGCTCGTCCTGACGCATCTGCTTCTCTCTCTCGCGTTCTGCCTCGGCGCGGCACATGGCCATTCGCTGCTGCGCGCTTCTGGCAAGACCTGCCGCCATGCCATCGAGGTCGGTCATTGCAGCGACGCAGTCGGCGAAGATGTTGAACCAGATTCCAACCTGGCCACGGCCGGCCAACACAGCACTTGCGTGGGGCAGCGCGAAGATCTTGCCGGCGTAGTTGTGTGCACCGCCTGGGTAGACGCCTTGCGTGTTCGATGCGACAAGGGCGCGGCGGGGCTCAAGATGGACGTTGAGAATCGTCATTCAGTGTCTCCTGTTGAGGTTGATGGGGGGCGGGGGAAATCGACGTGCCGAGGTTGGAGCCAGCGGCCCAACCCCATTGCGCACCAGCGGGGCCTCCGACGAAGAATCCGACGACGGCGCCGACGATGGGAAGTGCTTGCGACATGGTGTGTGTCCTTTCACATGTTTCGCAGGGATGAATCGAGCACCCGGCGCGCGTCGCTCGCTGCTTGCAAGGTCGTCGCGCGGGATGTGTTGTTCGGGAAGGTCTGATTGATCGTGACGTTCAGGTACTTGCCGCCACCACCACCAGCCTCGACACCCAACTTGCCATTGCTCCCACGCTTGAGCGGCAGGATGGCCTCGGGGCCGGCCTCACCCATGAGGCCAACGCCCTTGGCGAAGGGGAACAGCGTGGGCTTGTTGACGACCTGGCCGCTGTAGGCGCTCAGGCCGGGCGAGGCGAAGACGTTGCCCTTGGCGCTCGGCGTCAAGAGGCTGCCGAAGAAGCTGATGAGGCCACCGCCATCCAGCCCGCCGCCTTTCTTACCCAGGCCCAGGAAGCCCAGCACGTCCTCGGCCAGCGACTCCGCCAGGGCCGCGCTCACCCGCGCGTTGATCGTGGCGTAGAGGCTTTCGCCGAATGCCTGGATCGGGTTCTTCGTGGACTGGAAGGCATCGGAGAAAGCGCGCTTGAGGTCGCGATTGAGCTCGTCGCTGAACTCCTTTGCCTCCCGCCGCTCGCGTTCGATGGTCTCTGCTTGTTCCGTGCGCACCGCGCGCTCGCCGAGCAGGCTCTGGCGCTCCCTGAGCAGAGCGATCTCGCGTTCGAGGGATGTGATCTGCGCGGCGGAGGCTTCGGCGTTGCGCGCCAGGAGCAGTTCCTCCTCCTTGAGCGCGATGGCGCTGGATAGGCGGGCTTGCTCCACCGCGGCGCGCGCCGTGGTTTCCAGGCCGATCAGCTCGATCTCTTCGCGCAGCGATTGGTTGCCCACGATCAACTGCTCGACCTCGGCGCGTGCCGCTTCGTCGGCTCTCTCCTGCATCTGTGCGGCCTGCTCGCGGGCCCGCGTCAGCGACTGCAGCGATGCCTCCATGGCCTGCGCGCGGTCCAGTTCCGCAGCCAGGTCCAGCAGCCGCGCGCGCTGCGCGGTGGTGACCTTCCCGAGTCGGCCGAGTTCGATCTGCTCGAGGATTTCCTGTCGCGTCGTCAGGTCGCGCGTGGCGCGGATCTGGTCTTCCAGGCTGCGGATGGCGTTGCCAGCCAGGTCTTGCACGCGTGGCGTCTTCTCGGGCTTCCCTGGCTCGGGGACGGGGGTCGGGGGCAGCAGGCCCAGCCGGCGCGCTTCGGCTCGCGTCTCATCACCAGCAGATGGCGCCCCGACGCGGCCGTCGGCCACTCGGAAATCCCGCCGCAGCTTCTCGAAGCGTTCCCGTGCGACGGCGAGCTGCTTATCCAGGTCGGGGACCAGCGCCGCCCAGGGGCTGATCCGCAGATCCTCCAGGCGCTTGAGTTCGCGGTTCGCGTCGTTGAGCTCCTTGGCGAGCGATCCGAGCTTCACGGTCTCGGGCAAGTCGGACAGAGAGTCGATCCAGCCGGACACGCCCTGCAGGGCCTTGGCGAGGCCAGAGGTCGCGCCCGTGGCTTGGTCGATCGTGCCGATGAGGCGGCTGAGGGACTTGCTGATGCTGTTGATCGACTGTTCCACCAGCGTCGGCATGCGCTTGAACTCCTCGCTCAAGGCTGCGCCCGACTTCTGCAGCGCGCGGAAGATCTTCTGCGCGGTCAGCTCACCGGTGGCGCCGAGTTCGCGCAGCTTGCCTTGGGGGACGCCGAGGCCGTCGGCAATGGCCTCTGCCAGCCGGGGCGTGCGCTCCAGAATGCTGTTGAGTTCGTCGCCGCGTAGCGTGCCCGACGCGAAGGCCTGGCCGAGTTGGACCAGGGCCCCTTGAGCGTCTGCCGCGCTGGTGCCCGAGATCACCATTGCCTGGTTGATGCTCTCCGTGACCTGCAGCAGCTCTTCCTGCGACACCCCGAGGGATCTCGTCGAGCGGGACAGGCTGGCGTACAGGTCGGAGGTCTCGGTAAGGCCGCTGCGCGAGCGCTGGGCGATCTCGTAGATGGCCTTATGCGCCGCCGCGAACTCCGTGGCGTTTCTGCTCACGAGCTGCAGCCGCGCGCTCATGTTCTTGTAGGCGTCGGCCGCCTGAATCACCTCTCGCGCGGCGATGCTGCCGATGGCGGCTCCCGCCACCGCACCCAGACGGCGATAGGCGCCCGCCAGGCTGGCCGTGGCCGTCTCGGTCTGCTTCGACGTGCGCCCGAGCTTGTCGAGGCGCTTGTCCGCCGCGTCAACGTCGCGCGAGTCGATCCGGATTTTCAGTGAGGAGACTTCATCTGCCATGGTTTGCTTCCTTCAATGGGTGCCGGCCGCGTGCCCCACTCGGGCTCCGCCGGCTGTCGCGGTTGCTTTCGATGACACCGGGTGACTCACGACTAAGACCCGCGTTCTGCTCAGGCCTGGGGCGTCTCTGCCAGCGCTTCGAGCGAGGCGACCAAGCCACGGGCCCACTGCAAGGCGTTGACCACCGAGTCGGCGCTGCCGCGCGTTTGGCCGACTGGCCACAGCACTTCTTGCATCACCACGCCGCCGTAGCGCTTCGTGACCATCAAGGCCACTACGCCTCGGGGCTGATCGTTGAGGGAGTCCACGAACTGCTGTTCGTTGACGCTGAGGTCGTTCACAGCATTGGTCATTTCTTGCCTTTCGCAGGGTTGGAGGAGGGCCGCAGAGTGGCCAGGGGGTATGCGTAGCGGCAAGGCGCTGTCGTCGCCAAGCGGTGGAGCGCGCCGGTGTTGGCCGCGCGGGGATGGTTCGAAGGCTGCGGAGGCAGCGGGGTGCCGCTCATGGCGGGCCTCCGCGGTGGCTGGGCCAGTTGCACGGCACGGCGGTGCTGTTCTCGCGCACGCGGTCGTAGAGCCGATCGCCGAGGGCGGTACGCAGGTCCGGCATGCCGAGGTTCGAGACCAGCACCAGCGGATTGCCGAACTGGTAGCGCCGGTCGAGCACGTCGAAGAACTGCGTGGCCTCCGCCTCGGTGCCCATGGACACGCCGACCTCGTCCACCACCAGCAGCGGCGCGCCGGCAAGGTCGCTGATCACGTCTTCCTCGGTCTGCTCGGCGTCTCGGCGCCAGGTGGCGCGCAGCGAGCGGATCAGGTCGCGGAAGGTGATGTAGCGGGCCCAGTGGCCGCGCTGGATCGCGTCGTGCACCATGGCCGCGGCCAGGTGGGTCTTTCCGGTGCCCGGCGGGCCGATCAGGGCGAGCGTCGCCCACGTGCCGCGCTGGGCTGCCGCCGCGAAGTCCTGGCAGGTCGTCAGGGCGTGGCGCTGGGCCTTGGTGGCCGCGGTGAAGGTTGCAAAGGTCGTGTCCCGGAACCGCCCGCGCAGGCCGCTCTGCGCGGTGGCGCGCTGCACGAACTCGGCATGGCGGGCCGCCTGCGCTTCCAGGTCCTGGCGCTCGCGGTCCTCTCGCAGGCATTCCGGGCAGGCGCTCCAGCGGTCGGCGAACAGGTGGTGCGACTCGAACGGGCCGTGCTTTTCGCAGCGCGCGGCCTTCACAAGTGCTTCAGAGGATTGAGCCATCTTCGGCCACTCCTTCGCGGTAGTTGAGGTGTGCGAACCCCGAATGGCTGGTCACGCTACGTGCTCTTGGGGCCTGCGACTGGCTCGATCGCCCGCCACTGAACTTCACAGCGTTGTTGCACCAGGTGCGCCAGGCAGCTTGCCAATCGGCGAACCGGGTGCCCTTGGCCGCGTGGTAGTCCTTGAACCCCTGCAGTTCGCGGTGAAGGTCAATGCCTCGCTCTTCCGCAAAGCGGCGTCCCGTCTCGTTGACATCGAACTCGTCGGGGAGGCTGGTCTGCTGTTGAGCAACTGCCTTCCGCTTCTTTGTGGGCACGTGGGACGTTTCATCAAACAGGTGTTTTTCAGGTGTTTGATGTAATGGTGTTAAGGGTCCGTCTGCCGGACTGGTCCCGTCCGTCTCCCGGACTGGTGTGGTACGCGTGGCGGACTGGTGGTGGTCCGTCTCACGGACTGGTCCTCCAGACGTACCGGTTTGCGTGGCGGACTGGTTCGGGGCTGATTCGCCGTGCTCGACCACTACCCGGATCTTGTTGACGCGGCCGAACGACCGGTCTATCGAGATGACGCCAGCCGCCTGCAAGCCCTTGAGCGCCTCGATGACCGCCGTGCGACCGAGGCACGTCCACTCGCGCAGCGCTCCAACCGACGATCGCCAGTCCGGCACCAGGCCGTCATCGGAAGCGCCGTCGCACAGGCTCATCAGCACCGACTTCTGAGGTGGCGGGCCTTGCCACTTGCGCATCGCGTTGGTCACGTCGTTGCTCACCCGCAGGCTCCAACCTGGGCGGCGAACGCCTCCAGGTCCTCGATTGCGGCGCAGAACTTCGTGCGGTCCCATCGGGCGACGAAGTAGCCTCCAGTGGCCACCGGGTACACCTGGAAGCCCTTGAGGGCGAGCTGCGCGGTGACGGTGGCCAGGCGCTTGGATTCGGCTGGCACGTCGGTCAGGGTGGCGACCATCACCGGCCCTCCAGCGCCTTCTGCACGTCCTGCAGGAAGCCGCGGATCAGCTCGTCCTTGTACTTGCCGGAGAGGCTCAGCAGCATCGTGGCGAACATCAGGCCATCGACGGGCAGGGCACCAGACCGCGAGGCCTCGACGAACTCCTGCGCGAACCGGCGGCCTGCATCGACGTTGGCGAGCTGCACCGAATCGAGCTTCGGCGTCGGCACCGCCGCGGCCAGGCGATTGATCTGAGAGGCGAAGTCAGGGCTCATGCTGCCGCCGCTTCCTTGATGACGGCCTTGCGCTCCACGTAGGCCAGCAGCTGCTCGCGCGACACCACCGTGCAGCGCTGACTCAGCTTGCGCAATGGCGGGAAGTCGGGGTCGTTCTTCGCGAGCCACCAGGCATGGGACTCGCTGCAGCCCAGCACATCACTGGCCGCCAGCTTCAGGCGAAGGTTCTCGGGGAGGTTCTTGGACATGCATCACTCCTGTGGTCCAAACCCAGCTATCGGGGCTTGTTGGAGTGATGATTGCCTGCGATCCGGTCGCTGTCAGCCTGCTATTGCTTTCACAGCGCCGCTGCGAAATGTCACAGCATCGCTATGAAAGCAGCTTCTTTGCCCGCGCCTCTTTCCGCCGCCGATGGATGGTGGCGACTGACACGCCGAAATCTCGAGCAGCATCTGCCGCGATCGCGTCGATCTTTGTTCCTGCCCGGGCCAGGAAGAACTCGGCCACTTGCTGTGCAGTAACGTTCGTGCGCTTGAGCAAGGCGATCGTGCGCATGCGCTCCTTTTTGAGAGCATGGCCGGTCAGGTGATCCATGAGATGCGAGACGGAGTTGAATAGAGCTTGACCTGCATGCATGCTCGCAACGAACTCGCCTTGCGAGTGAAGCCAGAAGATCGCTTGGCGTTCTTCCGCGAGCTTGTGCACACCGGATCGCTCGATCTTTCCTCGTGCGGATTCGATGGCGTTGTCGAGCTTCTCCAGGTTGATGCCCCTGGTGTGACGCAGCCGCAGCGCTACTAGTCGGCTGTCTCCCGCAGTGGGAAAGTCGTTCGAGATCGCGGGCAGACAGGAATCACAAGCGATGAAGCCGACCTGAAGCTGCAAGTAGTCGCGCTCCAACGGTGATCCACTCTCGCACCCAAGATCACTGTCGCAATAGTCGCAGTGGACTTGTACCGGACCCTTCTTGGGTCGCTTGGGGGCAGCATGCGGGGGAACCGCCGCGGCCGTCCCCTCCGACTTCGAGGCACGGCGCGGCTTCGCTGGCATGGTCATGCTGCTCGGGCCTCGCTCGATCCCTGCTGCTGGCTTCTTGGTGGTCATTGCGGGGCGGACCACACGAGGCGGAGGTGAGCTGGCCTAGGTAGCGGATGCGCTGTCGCAATTGGTGCGGGGCGACATTGCGAGGCAGATACGGGAGCCGCGTTCTGTCGTGCGTGCTGAATGAGAATCCACTCCATCTCCCGAAGAAACCCCACTGCGGCCCCTCGGCGGCTATCGCTCTTGTAGCGATCCTCCTTGCCTTCGTCGAGCGCGATGGCGAGTTCGCGCAAAAACTCGATCAGTCCAACGCCGCAGTAATCCTTGCCCTTGAGATACTGCATGTACTCTCGAAAGCACCGAGCGCCTTCCTTCCAGCCGGAGCCGTAGTCCATTGGCTCCACCGCGAAGTAGTTGGTGCTCAGGCGACGGCCTCGCTTCGTACACGTGTGCTTGACGAACGAAAGGAGCCCTTGCTCGACCTTCGTGCCCGTCCCATGGGAAGACGGCTTTTCCACGTCAACCATGCTGCACCTCCTGCTCGGCCTCGTCAACCAGCTCGGCATACACGTCGAAGACAACCCGCAACACCTCCAGCGCGCGGAAGTAGTCGCTATCACGTCGGCTGAATGCCCTGCCGGCCAAGTTCACGATGGATGCGATTTCGTACCATGCGTTTGCGAAGTCATCATGGTTGAGTGGCGGTTCCTGCATCACTTGGCGCACTCGATGCAGGGCCACGTCAACAGCGTTGCCCGGGTCAACGTCGTCGTCTGACCAATCTTCATCATCGCGCCGGATGACGGTCAACTTGATCAACTCGTGCTCCGCCTTATTGAGTGCGAAGGTGATCAGTTGCTGCGGCAGGATTCGCGCATCCGATGGTCGCGGGCGCGAAGAAACCGAGCTTGCGTGTGTAGACTTGGAACTAGCCATGTGAACCTCCGTCGTTCGTGTGGTCAGGTGGCCTTGGTGTTCGTACCACCTTGGTCACCGCCTTACCGCAGGGCGCTGCGGTGCCGGTTGCGCGCACTATGCGCGTTTCTCTTTCATAAGCAGCTTGGCGAGCGAGCGCTGCGAGTCCGTCAACTCCTCCGCGCCCACTGCGGCGAGCACCAGAGCGTCATATGGTTCTTTGCCGCGCGACACGTTGACTGCGTACTCGGCCATGTAGCTTTGGGCCAGCGCCAGCGTGAGAGTCATCTGCACGGCCGAGCTGCGCTCCTCGCCGAGCTGAGACGCCTGTCCAGCCAGCCAGCCTATTGCCTCAACCGCATCGGCGATTCGTTGAATGTCCATCTCTGCTCCTCGCTGCGCTATGCGCGTTTCTCGTTCAGGTGCATCACGTTGCCCGCCACGCCTCTCATTCCTTCGGCAGCCTGGCCTTGTCGATGCGATCACGCACCCAGGGTGCACCGCCCAGCGCCGCCAGCTTCTCCTTCTGCGCGGGCTTCATCTTCAAGACCACGGGCACCATGGCCTCGCCCTCGGGAAGTGGCTTCCTGCCTTGTCCGCGCCCTGGTCCGCCTTGGCCGGTGAGCTTTGCTTTCATGCTGTTTATGGTAATACTGAAAACAAGAATGCGCAACCGGCCACACTTGCCTCAAGCGGCCCTCAGCGGGATGACCTTGCCGCCCTGGCGCAGCTGGTCAAGGTGGTCCGCCCACTCCTGCATCATCTTGCGGCGCTGGGGCAGGTAGGTCGCGAAGTTGTAGGCCGCGCTCACCTGGTTGCGCTCCTGGTGGGCCAGCTGCAGCTCGATGTGTGCATGCTCGAAACCCATCTCGTGCAGGATGGTGGAGGCGATGCCGCGAAAGCCGTGGCCGGTCATGCGGCCCTGGTAGCCCATGCGCTTCAATGCCCCCAGGATCGCGCCGTTTGACATCGGCTTCTCGTGGTCCCGTTCCCCCTGGAAGACCAGGCCGCTCAGGCCGCGCAGCTCGTGCAGGGCCCGCAGCACGTCCACGGCCTGCGTGGACAGGGGCACGATGTGCGGCGTGCGCATCTTCATGCGTGCTGCCGGGATGCGCCACTCAGCGGCCTCCAGATCGAACTCGTCCCAGTGCGCGGCGATCAGCTCGCCGGTGCGCACGAAGGTCAAGGCCATCAGCTTCATGGCCAGGCGTGTCGCCGGCGCGCCGCGGTAGGCCTCGATCTTGCGCAGCAACTCGGGCAGTTCCTTGGCCTCCACGCGGGCGTAGTGGGTCTTGGCGCGCGACTTCAGGGCATCCGAGGGCTTCACCTCGGCAGCGGGGTTGCGCTGGGCCCGGCCGTGGGCGATGGCGTAGCGGAAGATCTGGCCGCAGGTCTGCCAGGCGCGTTTGGCGATGTCCACCGCGCCGCGGGCTTCGATCTTCTTCACCATGGCCAGCAGCTCGGGCGCAGTGATGTCGGCGATGGGCCTGGGCCCGATCACGGGGAACACGTCGGCCTCGAGCCGGCGCAGCACGTACTCGGAGTGGCGGTCGGTCTTGCTGTCCTTCCAGTGGGCGAACCACGCTCGCGCCACCGCCTCGAAGTTGTTGGCCAGTGAAGCCTCGCGCGCGGCCTTGGCGAGCTTCTTGGCCGCCACGGGGTCCAGGCCGGTGCGCAGCTCGTCGCGCGCGGTGTCGCGGGCTTGGCGGGCCTTGGCCAGGCTCACGGCCGGGTAGCTGCCCAGCGCCAGGCGCTTCTCCTTGCCGGCATAGCGGTACTTCCACCGCCAGAGCTTGCCGCCCGTGGGCACGACTTCAAGGTACAGGCCACCACTGTCGGCCAGCCGCAGCCGGGCTTTGTCCGGTGGGCACTTCGCGTTCTTGCAGGCGGTGTCGGTAAGGGCCATGGTGGGGGCATCTCCTGGCCGACGGGGGAATTTCGTCCGTCGGTGCCCCCAAGCTTGCCCCCTGCGCGGACTGGATGTCAAAGGACTCCACTGGACCACGCTGGGGGATTCCCCAATGAAAAAGCCCGCTTTCGCGGGCTCTGTTGGACCGTATTGGAGTGGTCCGGACTCATAACTGGCGGAGAGGGCGGGATTCGAACCCGCGGTGGGGATTAACCCACACACGCTTTCCAGGCGTGCGACTTAAACCGCTCATCCACCTCTCCGCCAGTTATGAGTCCGGAC